CATAAACTCACACAGTGCCCAAGCCTCGTAGTACGGCAGTTGCATTGTTACCTGTTGTTTAGGTACACTTATTAGTTTTTTCTCAAACCTTACAGCCACTGAGCGCAATATTGATACCCGCACACGCTCATGTACTGTTGTCGGATGTATATACATTGGCATGAACCACGTGCCCAATACATAAGCATCGGCAGGGTTAAGTGTAAGCTTTATTTTATGTGGTATTCCCGGTGTTATCATTGTTGTTATATTATATTGTTAGAGACGCAATATCTTGCGTCTTTACCTAGTCGTTATCTTCCCAACGGCGATACTTTATGTAGCGTTCGGGGTATAGCATTGCAATGCCTTCAAGCTTGCAGCTGTAAGTGTATTTGGGTATATATACTATTGCCTGAAAGCGGGCTTCGTCGCTGAGCTTGTTCCATTGTTCGGCGGCTTTTATTTTCCCTTTTTTGTGGCCGTATTTTTTCCAAAAAGTGTCGAAACTAAGGTCGATATGTTGTTCAATAACACCGTGTGTACCCTTAATATTTTTGAGGTTAGCCTCAATAAAAGGGAAGTTACGACAAAGAAAATCACGTTGTACAGGGCTTATGCGGGCATTGTTTTCAAACATTTTTATCATACCGTTGTTGTCGTAGGCAAAGCGCATAAAACCGGTAAACGTAGTGCTTGTAAATATGTATTCCATTGTTGTTAATTGGTTAGTTTATTCGGAGTACGGCTTATTGCTGCACTCCGAACGGTTATAGTTTACACGCTGCTCATACTTAGCCCCAGCCATACATTATTCCCTATAGCATCTTTATACTTGGCTTTAATGTAGGTGCCTGTTTTGTCGGGGCGGTGAGCCTCACGAATCATTTTTACAGCTTCTATAAGCTCGGTATCGCCAATTTTGTCGGCTTGGTTCTGCAGGTCGAGTACACGGTTGGCTTTAAGTATCCCCTCTTTGTTGGGTTTAAGCAGGTCGCGTATCATACTTACCAGTGCTCGGTTGCCGTCGGTTACTTGTTTGTCGAGCCATTGGTTAACCTTGGTAACTCCTGCACTTACGGTTTCGTCCCAGCGGTCTACTACGTTGTAGCCTGTAATAATGGTAATAGTACCGGCATTGTTAGTCCAAGTGTGGCTTAGCTGCTGTTCGTTGGTGTTGTACAGCTCATTCTTGGCCCCCAACAGAGCACTAAACTCTTCGAGTAGTTCGGTTTTTGTTGCCTCTAGTTCGTAACTTACGTTGGCTAAGCGGGCAAATACACGCTCTACTACCGTATCTTTTAGTTGTTGGTATGCCTCTATTTCGTGTTTACGTGCCAGGGCTTTGGCTTTTTGCTCTTCTTCGAGCTGCTTCATTAACTCGGCCTTTTGTTGGGCGGTTAATAGTGATACATTAATACTCATAATTATTGCATTAAACTGTAAATAATTTCTGTTTTGTCTACACCGTACAGTACATTGCGCATAAGCCGTTGCATAAGCTTGTCGAACGCTCTCATAAGCGGTATAAGCTTGCCGTCGATGGGGTTTTTTATGTACACATACTCTACGGCAAATTCCATAAACTGCGAACCGTGTATGTGCTGATAGTCGATACTCGTTTGGCGTACTACCTCAAATCGGTGATACTCAAACAGGCGCTCTACTTCCTTGGGGGTAATGTTAAGTTGTATGTTCATGTTTGTTTAATGAAAAGGTTTTTGTTTACTAATAATGTTTGCCCACTGCTTGTGTGCCATATTTCCGATAATGCCTGCCAGTAGTTTGCCGTTTTTATATATTATCATACTCTGTTTTTGCTCATAATAGCGATACCGATATGTTATATCTATTGTTCCGCAAATACGTGTCTCAATATATTCGCGGAATATTGAAGGAACGGGCTGCACACGCTTTGCGCCCCCGGTTGTGCTTATTGGGGTTGTTGTAAGTTTCATTGCATTCAAGTTTATGGTTCAGAATACTTATTTCCCTGAGTGTTTGCTCAGTATAGGGCTGCTTGTGCAGCTCATTGAGTCGTTGTTGTATTGCTTTGTTTTCCATGTTTTTTGTATTAGAGACGCAATATCTTGCGTCTGTACATCAGAGACGCAAGATATTGCGTCTGTACTAGTTAAGTGCTGCTTTTATCAGTTCTCGTTGTCGTTGTTTGGCTTTAGCGGTAGCTACGTTGTGCAGCTTACGGTGCAGGTTCTTTAGCTCATCAACCGTATGGCAGTACAAGTGCTTACCGCTAATGCGGGGGTTAAGCATAAAGGCGTTAACAGCACTCCAATCATTAGTGTTTACTCCGCAGTCGCTGACCTTACGCAATACATTGTGTCGCCAGTGGCGTATTTCGGCGGTTTTATCGGCTTGTTTTTCGGCTTCAATTTCTTTTAGCATTGCAATAACCTCGTCGAGTTCATCGGGGGTTAACTCTTTTGTGCTGTCAACATTATAATTAGCCAATATATCCTGCTTATGCTTTGTCATTTGTGTTTGGTAAAGCAAGGCGTGGAACTGCCTTATTTTTTTGTTGTAATCCATATTGTTGTGTTTTATATTAGAGACGCAATATCTTGCGTCTTTACCTCTGATACGCAATATCTTGCGTCTTTACCTCTGATACGCAATATCTTGCGTCAGTACCAGACGCTAATACTGCGCTGCGCTCATTTGCGCCGGCTTCCCATATTATGTGAGGCGTACCACCGCCATAATAGCGCGATGTATGAACGGTTGCCACAAAGTCGGATACCTGTATTTTCAAATCGCTGTGATACATTGCATCAACAGCCATTTTGCCTTTTGGTGCGCTACCCTGTGCATGGCTCACGAATATAAACAGGTGGTTGGGGAATTGCTCCAGCAGGTCGTAATACTGTTTTATCCCTTTGCCTCGAAAAAAATATTGAAACGAATCAGTAATAATAATTCGGGGGCGGCGACGGTTGGGCTGAGCTAACCATTCCACAAAGTTGTCGTACTCTATTTTTTGAAAGGTGAATTTTGATGCCACACTTTTTAAACCGCCGCGCTCAATTACCGCTTGTTTGAAGCTCTCTTTTGCACCCTCTTCCAGGGTATTGTAAAATACCTTTTCGTACTGGCACAGCATTTTGGTAAGCTGTATCATATAGCTTGTTTTGCCATGCCCCGAACCGCCCCATATAAGCCAACTGCCTGCTACCTCGGCATCGCCAAGGTGATTGAGCCAGTGCCCCGACAGTCCGAATTTTTTATATTTGCGTCGCTCCAGGTCGGCAATAGTTAGTAGTTTTATTTTCTCGTGTGTCATGCTGTTTTATTGTCGTTTTGAATTAAAAAATACTGTTCCACCCCTCTACGTACACGGCGCATATCACCCTCGCAATCGGTCCAAATGTTGTCAATAACATCTTGGTGGGTTACTCCGTTAGCTATACATACCTTTTCTACATCGTGGCGGGTTATTTTATCAAGTGCTATGTATTTGCGACCTATACGGCTGCGCAATTCACGGTATCCGCTTTTGTCGTGCATACAGCCCCGCTCTATTCTTTTCTTTAAGCTGGGAACACCCGAGAGTATAAAGCCGCACTGTTCGTCGAGTTCGTTATAGTAGTCCATAAACAAGTCGAGCTGGGGGTCTTTTAGCTTATCGAATTGGTCGAATATCACCAATGGCTGGTGTAATGTTTTTAAGTGGTTCATAAACTTTTCAATCATTTGCTCGGTAGTTCCCGATGCATCGAGGCCACAGGCACGTAACTGTTCACGGCAAAAACTGCGCTTAGTCCAGTAGTTTTTACACTCTATTAGTATTACATTGTTGTATTCGCGTACCAGTTGCTTGTAGGCATGGCTCTTACCAGTACCCGCATCGTGCGATATGCATATACTCATACTGCGCTCTTTGGCTGCCAATGCAAGGTTATTAACAGTTATCAGATTACGTGTTTCGGCACTTTGCCAACCCCACCCTATACCAAGGTTGGTTTTAATTTTCAGAAACATACCCTCACTTATGCGGGCATAGTTACCCTCTATTATTTTGCGAATGGTAACATTGCTAACATCGGCACGTTCGGCCAATCGCTCGGGCGATTCTTTTTGGCTCATTTTCAATAACTCTTCACGAATTATTTCACGTTTAGTTGTATTCATATTGTATGTATTGGATAATTATAATCGGGAATAAATACTTTCAAATTCATTGCTCTCAACCGTGGTTCGCTCATGTTTGGTAAGCGAGCGTTTGAGTTTTATTTCCAGTTCCTGATGCTCTATTTCGGCTTCGGGAGTTATACCGGTAGCAGCCCTTACGGCTTGCAGTGCAGCTTTGTCGCGTTGGTACTCCAGGTTACGTACTTCATAGTCTTTATACCATTGTTCTTTGTCGCCGGGTTGCATAAGTATAGGTACTACCTCGTGTTGGCGTTTGGGCTGTGCTATGGCTATAAGTTCCAACTCGGCATTGGGGTTCATAATACAAAGCTGCACCCCCGCATCGAGCAGTTCGGGGTCGTAGCGTATTATAAACTGTCGGCCTACGTATCGGCGACGAAACTCAATATCAATACTATTGTCGGCTTGGTATACTTCAAACATATATGTACTGTCGCCAATTGTTATTTTTATTCCATTGGCACGGTATGTAACAGGCCTGCGAAGCTCTTCAACGTACATATTCTCAACTATATCGAGTATGGTAATACGTTCATCGGTACGGCGGTGCTGTTCATATACTTGGTTGCGTGTCATATTTTTATAATGCGGGTGAGGTGCCGAGTTCCATTTTTCTACTGCCAGTTCCCAGGCAGCATCAAGGTCGTTGGTACTACGAAGGCGTACTTTGTGTTCGTTTATAAATTCAATATTGGGTTTATTGTCGTTGCGTCGTACTGTTATATTTTGCTTGTCGGAAAACCAAAATTTGGCTATTACCTGCTGCTGAAAACGGCTAAATAGTTGCTCTACCGGTGAGTTGTGCTCGTATGCCCGGTGCGAATAATGCAACCCTTTATTGCGAGCTACTATATTGTCGTAAAAACGCTGCATACGTGCCATTGTATGGCCGCTTTGGTTATCGTATGTGAACAAACCTGGGCGACATTGTGTATTACAAACAGCCATTTTTACGGCGGCAAAATGGTCGGCATGATGTTCGGTAAAGCTTTTGTTGTAGCCTATTATTTTTTCGGAAAACACATCGAATACAACGTCCATTTTAAGCTTTGCACCCATTTTGTTCGATGCACTATCCCATAGGTGTATCCAGTCGAGCTTACTGCCGTCAATAGCCCAGTACGCATTGCTGTACCAGTTATCGCGACGTCGGGTAAGTGTGTGTTTGTATTCTTGGTTGTATGCCTCTTTGCCGTGTCGGCCAAGTGTCCATATACGTTTGTTTTGGGGTTCGTTCAAGAATTGGTCAATTCGCTGTGGCGACAATTCAGGCCAGTTGTGTATATAACGCTGATTCTCGTACATATTGTATACCTCCTGTACGTTGTATTTTACCGGAAGGGCGTATTTGGCAATAAGCCATTGGCCTACATTCTCGGTTATTTTTATCGAATTAATATTACCTTCGCCGCGGTGTATAAGCGAATGGTAACCCATATTAACATACTCAATGTAACGGCGCTGCAACATACGGTAATTACCGGGTAGGTTGTACGTGTATTTGTTGGGTGGCAAGCTGTTAACTGCATCGCTAATACCCGGCCATATATTTTTACGCTTAGTGCGGTTTACTTTGTGAATTTCGCCCGAATTAAAAAGCATTTTAATTGCATTTAAAATCATGGCGTTGGTAGTTTTCTCAGTTCGCTGCTCATCGCTCAACGGCCTGCCGTTGGGGCGGCGGTGTTGCTCAAAGAAAGCACGTGCGGCAGGGTCGGGTTGTATGTATTGTTCAAGTTTGTTCTGTACAGCTACCTCGCGGGGGTTACCCAGTTTGTGTATTGCCATTTCCTGCCATTGCATGGGCATATCGTAAAAGCTTACAAATGCTTCGTTACCCGGGCCTTTGCCTGTTTTGGTGCGAATAAGCTTTTGAGTACGACACTTAAACTGGTAGTTGTCGTAGCTTATAAGCCGCCAGTCGTGGTACAGCAATCGTGCAGGAATTGATAATATGTTGTTATGGTATTCGTACATAGTTAATGCATTGTTAGTTCCCCGGTGCGTTCCGATGGTTGCACTTACCCCGCAGGTAGGAGGCTGCGGTTCGGGGATAAAATCGCTATATTTAGGCTGCTAACTTTAAATATTTGCGATTATGAATTATGACAATTATTATGAACACATGGCGGAGCATACTGCCCGCACTTTGGAGCATGAGGCTCAGAATATGGCTGCCAAGCGTGAGGCTTATTATATTGGCCACCTAAAGAGGCTTGGTGAGCAAATGCGTGAGACTCATACCCGGCACACTGAATTTCTACATCGATATTTAGTTCTTGAAACAACTTTTTTTGCTGCGCTAATTGCTTTTGGCAGTAATAGCAACTACTTGGTATATTATCAATATAAAGCGGCTCTTTTACTACTAGCACTCTCTCTCCTGCTTGGGCTTTTTGCTGCAACTCTCGAATTACATCTTCGTACACGGTGGAACTTACGCTACAAGGAAAATATACAGGCAGCTCAACAAAATAAAACACAGGTTGATACCCCCATTGTGAACCCGCCGCTATATTTTCGAGTTCTTGAAGTATCGGGTTATGCGTGCTTTTCGCTTTGTGTAGTGTGCTTTGCATGGTGGTTTATTTGTATATAGTTTTACTTACAGGTGCTACTTCGTAGCCGTTGTACTGCGTTAGTGCTACGTGGCGAATGCGTTTCGATGTAGCATTGCTACGTCTTCCGTTAAGGGCATAGCTTACCACTGCTTTCGACACACCAAATGCTTTCATAAGCTGTAATCGTTGTTCATGGCTTACTCCCTGTATTTGATTTAGTACTCTTTCCATTTTTTTATTTATTTTTAAACGATTGTTAACGAATAACGAGTACAAATATGTAGTTTATTTTCTACAATTCAAAATGATAATGGAGTTTTTTTTCTAATACGTAGTATGGTTATAGATAGATTGAAAGAAATAGTTGCATTTAAAGGCATTAGTAAGCGTAAGTTTTATGCTGACACGGGATTGTCTAATGGAATGTTAGACAAGGCACAGGATATTGGCGTGAGTAAGATTGAGAAAATAACCTCCATATATCAAGACATCAACCCTACCTGGTTGCTCACAGGTAGGGGTAGTATGTTGTTGGATATAGAAGAGGAGGCAGCCCCCCCTGCACCCTTACCGGTAGCAGAGCGTGAGTTTTACGAGCGTATGCTTAAAGAGCAGCGTCAAGAAATAGCAGAGCTAAACAGGCGTATAGGAGCACTGGAGGTGCAGCTAAACAACAGGGGTGTGCGCGGTGGCAACAGTGCAACAGGCAGTGTTGCCCAAGCCGGCTAAGGGGGGTGTGGGTTGTTGTACGCAATAACCAAAGCAGCCCAAACACAAAAACCATGAATAGTAAATAATATGTATACCATAGTAGTATACCACTGTAACCCAATAGTAAGTAATTATATGTACTAAAAAAACAAAGTATACCCTCGGGGGGGGGTGCTAAAAGTCGTTATTTAGGTGTTTGCATGGGGTAATTTTTGTTTGTTTTTATATGTTCCTGAATGTCAGCTAGTTATATGCTTTCAAAAAACAAATAACACCCCCCGTTAAGTATGTTATTTTTAAAGTTTTGCTTTTGTAAATGTTATTTAGCTCTTTGTTAAGCCTTTTTTTTTTGCTGTTTTTACTCCACCTATTACTCCACCTATTACTCCACCTATTTTCAAAATATTGCTTTATTGTTAAATTCACTATTAGCATATAACGGTTGTATATGTTGGCTTATTCAATTGCTGTTTTGTATATAGGTTGGTAACTTTGGGTTTGTTTGCTAAGCCTTTATAATTGGCTTATTTTGGGAATGTGTAGTAAGCTTGTTGTGCTTTGTGTAGGGTATGTTATTTGGGGTTTATTTAGGGCTTATTTGGTGGTATTAAAATAAGTGGTAAGTTTTGGTTTTGGTAGGTTTTGTTTGTTTGGGTTTTTTTCCATTGTCTTTACAATAGTATATCATGGAATAGCTCCAATCGCTTTAATTTTAGGGCTTTTTTGGAATTTCTTTTCCATTTTCGGGGCTTTTTTTCCATGATATTCATAAAAGGAGGGTTGTAGGTTTTGTTTTTGGGGCTTTAA